GCCTTATCCTGCGCCTCCTCAATACCCTTACCCTTCACCGCCATACGGAGGAGGTAACCTTGGCGCAATCAGGGGTGGCGGCATAGGACAAGTAACTCCAACTAATATACCTTTTAGAGATCCGGGTTATGGCTCTCCAGTAAGAACACAAAACCTAATATCAGCGATGTCTGGCCCTCAAGACCTTATGTCAGATAGACGGATGGGTTCCTTAAACATGCTTGACCAGCTTAGAAGTCGCCCAGACTCTCCGGGAGAGTTTATGCCATCTCCTTTTGGAGGAAGAAGTGGTGGTGGAAAAGGTGGTAGGGGCGGCGGCGGTGGTAGAGGCGGTGGCGGTGGATACAACCAAATCAGGACTGCTGATTTTCAAGACAGCAATAGAAATGGCGTTGATGATCGAGATGAGGGCGGCAGAGGAATAGGCGGGTTCTTTGGAGGAGGCTACGGTAGAGGTATGGGCGGCCCCGGAGTCCCAGCCAATCCTTATAGCAGCAGAAACGACCCTTATGGTGGAAATACTCAGCCTCCCGCAGGAGGAAATACTCAAGCTCCTCCTCAAACAGGGTCAAACCCGCAACCATCCCCTCCAAGTGATCCATTTATGGATTTAAGATACCGCTACGGGGCTGACCGAACAGGAAACCCCTTAACCGAAGAGTCTTATAATTACATCCTCAATGATGGGGGAGAAGATACCAACAACGATGGGGTAATTAACCAAGAAGAGCTTGCTGCTTATTCTGCTACAGAAGCTGCTCAAAATTATATGCCGGGAACTTTGCCCAGCCAGTTGATTCCTCCTCCAAATCCAGAGGGGAATAAGTACGGCACTCGCTATGATGGCAAAGCTTATACCGAAGCAAATTTTGGCAGGTTTGATGACGCTGAAAAAGACGGAGTGGGTTCAGCCGATGTAGATGGCAACGATCAAATAAGCCAAGACGAGTGGCTTGACTGGATGCTGGCTAAAGGGCCAGACAAAGGGAAAGAGGATGATTGGAATACCAAGATACAGGGAGCTTTATTTTCTGGAATTCAAACCGGGAATATTGATGCCGCAACTCAGCAGGCGGCATTGTCTGAGCTAGGTGTAGGTGGAATAAACGTAAATGCTGGAATGGCTGGCGGTGGCAAGACGGGGTCATCTATGGAAGAGCTTTTAGCAGCTATAGCCAAATTAGAAGTAAGACCCCCCGAAATGACTGATGATGAATACGATGCCCTCTTAAAAGAAGAGAAAGAAATGGCTGACTACAATCCGGCAAAGCTAGATACCTCTAATATTAGCGATGGAATGTTTGTCATGCCTAAAGCTCCTTATGTTGGCGGTAGGGCTGGAGGAGAAAGGCTTAGAGGCGCACAAGGGATTGAGAAACTTATGCGTGACCTTCAAGCTAGAAAGCTTCAACAAAGCCGGTAGAGTAAATAAGAATGCCTTTGCAGAAAATAGAATTTGCTCCCGGTGTAGATAAGGAAGGCACTGAATACACTGCTGATTCCGGTTGGTTTGACGCTGACAAGATAAGATTTAGAAAAGGCAGGCCAGAAAAGATTGGTGGGTGGGTCAAGCTTAATCAGGTGGCTTTTCTTGGCATTTGCCGCTCTCTTTTTTCTTGGGCCTCTCTTCAGGCTGTAAAATACATAGGGGCTGGAACTAACTTAAAGTTTTACATCTTTGAAGGGATAAACCCAAACGATGTGACACCGCTTAGAAGCACAACAAGTGCTGGCGATGTGACGTTTGCAGCTACTAATACCAGCCCAATTCTTGTAGTTACTGATACGGCTCATGGGGCCGCTAAAGATGACTTTGTTACTTTCTCTGGCGCGGCTACTTTAAACGGCAACATAAACGCAGCAGTCTTAAACCATGAGTATCAGATAGTTTCTGTTACAAGCGCAAATGCTTATACTATTTCCGCAAAAGACGCTTTGGGAAACTCTGTTTCCGCTAGTCCACAGGATAATGGTAATGGTGGCTCGTCAACAGTAGGTGCTTATCAAATTACTACCGGCCTCAACAGCTATGTTTCTGCTGCTGGTTGGGGATCTAACCCTTGGGGTGACTCAACTTGGGGTAGCGGTTCCGGTATTGGCGTTTCCGGTCAGCTAAGGCTTTATAGCCAAGACAACTTTGGTGAAGATTTAATTTTCAACGCAAGAGGCGGTGGAATCTTTTATTGGGATAGCTCTAACGGGTTAACGAACAGAGCTATTAATATAGCCCAGTTAGGAGGGGCTTCGGATTGTCCGACAGTCTCAGCACAGGTTCTTGTTAGTGACAACGACAAGCATGTTATTGCTTTCGGGGCTAATACACTTGGATCTGCCTCTCAAGACCCTTTGCTTGTCAGGTGGTCTGATCAAGAGAATGCCTCTGACTGGACACCATCAGCCACAAATACTGCTGGCGGGGTAAGAGTAAACTCTGGAAGCGAGATCGTTGGGGCTGTCCAAACAAGGCAGGAGATACTGATCTGGACTGATGTATCTGTGCATTCTATGCGGTTTGTAGGTGCGCCGTTTGTTTTTCAGTTCACAACAATTAGTGCTGACGTATCCATGATTTCTCCCAATGCGGCTGTTAATGCTAGAGGGAATGTCTACTTCATGGATAAAACTGGATTCTACCTATATAACGGTGCAGTCCAGCAAATAGCCTGCTCAGTCCAAGACTATGTTCTAAGTGGCTTAGACATCACTCAATCGTTCAAAGTTTTTGCGGCAGAAAATAACGCCTTCTCAGAGATTATATGGTTTTATCCTGCTATAGGCTCCAGCGGTGAAATATCTAACTATGTTAGCTATAACTACGCCGAAAACCTCTGGGCTGTAGGGACTATGGCTAGAGGTGCTTGGCTAGATAGCGGGGTTCTTGATGGGCCTATCGCTTCTAGCGCAATATCAAGCTCAAATAACAACTTTGTTTACAATCATGAAGTCGGTCACGACGATGACGGCTCCGCAATGACCGCATATATAGAGTCTGGGGATCTTGCAATTGGCGATGGTAATAACTTTGTAATGATTGACAGAGTTCTCCCTGACTTCACCTTTGCTGGTAGTAGTCCTGAAATTACAATGACAATCAAAGGAAGCGACTTTCCTTTAGAATCGTCAACATCATTAGCCTCATCCACGATTACTGCCACGACTAAGCAATCGCACATTAGGACTAGATCTAGACACGCAAATCTAAGGATAGAGTCAGACAAAGCCGGTTTTGGCTGGCGACTTGGTGGGTTTAGGTTTGGCATGAGACAGGACGGGAGAAGATAATGGCAGAAAGACGTAGAAACCCATTGCCCGTCCCTTTGGTGGAATACAATACTCAGAACGAGGCAATCACTAGAAGAACCTTGGAGTTTGCCCTAGATCAACTGGAAAACGATGTTGATTTAGCAAAACATCAGAGTGACAAGCCGGGGTCTTTAGCAATGAGAAGATTTCAGTTTCTACTGATGGGCGCGTCATGAGTGACTTTATTAAGGTCTTGGGCCAGCTAGACCCTGCTGCGACAACAACAACGGTGCTTTACACGGTTCCTGTTCTTGCCCAGACAACAGTAAGTTCTTTGGTTATATGCAATCGAACAGGTAGCGGTATCACCTTTCGGGTAAGTGTTCATGTTGCTGGTGCAAGCGCGGATGACAAGCAGTTTCTTTTTTACAACGAAGCCTTAGCGGCATCGACAACAAGAACAGTGGTTATAGGCATGTGCCTAAATCAAACAGACGTAGTAAAGGTTTACGCCAGCGCAGTAGACGTAAGCTTTAACTTATTTGGAGTGGAGACAAGTTAATGAATGAGCAAAACCCAAGACAGCTTCAAGGGATAGCAGATCTTTTAGCGACGAGAGGCAGGTACGGGGACTCTATGATGGTTCACATGAACCCTGTAGAGGTTCAAGGGCTTGCATCCATGTCTCCAACAGGATCTTTAACAATAAACCCTGACACAGGCCAGCCAGAGGCTTTCTTGCCCTTCTTGGCCCCTATCTTGGGCGGTATGTTAGGTAGCTCTGCTTTGACAGGGCTTGGCGCAGCAGGAATATTT